ACGAGACCTTGCAAATCGTCCACATGCAGGTGATAAAATTGATAACCAACATGGACCAGGTTCAGGTGATAGAATTTAATAGTTTGAAAATTTTCGAGCATATTTATATATAATAAAAATAAAAGGAAAATAAAGAATGGACTATTCAGATAGAACATATGCATTTGCAAAATGGGCAGATATAGGATCAGTAGACTTTTCCCAAGTAATGGAAACATCTGCTAATACTGTAAGAAAATCATTAGACAATGATTTATTTATATTGAAATGGTATACTGCCAACGAACCAACATTTATCACAGACGATAGTGTTACATTGTCTTGGTCAGGTTCTCATTCGCAATGCTTACAACATTTAATAGGTCCAAATTGGACAGACACAGGCTCAATGCCTTAATTTAACATAGGTTATAAAAATGGAAAAGAAAAAATTAGAAAAAACAGATTTAGATGCTTTAACAGAAATTAGACAAAAGTATCAAGAAAACAATATGCAGATAGGTATGATATCTTCTGATGAATATTTTATCAATCAACAATTAAAACAAATTGAACAATTAAAAGAAAATTGTTTTAATACGTTAGAAAATTTAAGAAAACAAGAATCAGAATTAGTTAAGTCATTAGAAGATAAATACGGCGAAGGACAAATTAATTTAGAAGAAGGCGTATTTATATCCAATTCATAAAGGTTTTGGAAATTATACCTATATTTATAATAAAAAAATTATGGGAGTATTTTAATGGCAGAAAGAATAGTATCGCCAGGTGTATTTACTAACGAAAAAGATCAATCCTTTTTACAAAGAGGAGTTAGTGAAATTGGAGCATCAATTATTGGGACAACAATTAAAGGTCCTGCATTAATACCAACACAAGTAAATTCATTTTCAGAATTTGAAGAAATATTTGGATCATATACTGATGATTCGTATGTACCATTTACAGTACAAGAATATTTAAAAAATGCTGGTGTGGTAACAATAACAAGATTATTATATGAAGATGGATATGCTTTAGATAGAGGTTTATTAGCAGTTATTGCAACATCTGCTAGTACAGAAGTTGTAACGCATGTATTACATCCATCAGCTCCTGTATCTACAGTAGGATCATCAAGTCCAGTTTTTGAAGCTTCATTTATAACACAACATCCATCAGGTAGTTTTGTTTTAAACATTTCTGGATCATTTAACAATGATAGCTCATTGCCAGGATTTAGTGGAGCTTATACAGCAGAGCTAGGAATAAGTGCTTCTATTAATTCAGATGCTAATAATTATATAACAAAAATATTTGGAACTAATCCTAAATCAGTAAATTATCCAGTATATGTACAATATGAAAATGCATCTGCGGTTAGTTCATTTGACGATTTAGCACATGTTTCAATGTCATTAGGAATTGTTGATTACACAAATACATTAGATGGACAAAATGGATTTGCATCTAGTACAATGATTACATCTCAAAAAATTGGATCAACTGCAGTTAATTTATTTCAAGTTCATACATTGTCTCATGGTAACGTAGAAAATTTTGATGTTAAAGTAGGGGTTCGTGATATAAGACTAGCATCAGAAGTTGCTGATCCAAATGGATATGGAACATTTACATTAGAAGTAAGAAGAATTAATAGTACAAATTTACCAAATTCACCATTTGATTCAGACGACACAGACAAATCACCAGATATATTAGAAACATTTACTAATTGTAATTTAGATCCTGATTCACCAAATTATGTTGCAAGAAAAGTTGGTGATCAATTTATTACTATAGATTCTGAAGGTAAAATTAGAGATAATGGTGATTATCCAAATTTGTCTAAGTATATAAGAATTAGTGTTACTGAAGGTGTTAAAAATAAAACTGAAAGTAAAACATTAGTACCATTTGGATTCAGAGCAATGACTTCTCCAATTCCAGATGCGTCTGGTTCGGCTGGAGATCAACAAATAGTTGCAACTTCATATCAAACATCACAAGAACCAGGTGGATCATATAGTACTAAAAATTATTTTGGATTTGACTTTACAAATACAAATAACTTAAATTATTTAGCTCCAGTACCAACAACAGGTGCAACTACTGGTAGTAATAGTGATTTTTATTTAGGAGATATGTTACAAGCAACAGGATCTAATTTTCCAAGTGTGACTGCTCCATATACAGGTTCATTACAGACAGTATTAACAGCAGGAACATTTGCTTCAAATATTTCCTTAGCATCTAGAAAGTTTATGGTAGCATTAAATGGAGGATTTGATGGAGCCAGACCAAATTTACCAAAATTATCTGGAACAAATATAACAGCTACTAATACATTTGGATTTGATTGTTCTGGTAATCAAACAACTGGTACTAAATCATATAGAAAAGCATTTAATGCATTATCAAATACAGATTTTTATGACATTAATATGTTAATAACTCCAGGTATATTACATAGTAAACATCCATCTGTCACCGCTGATGCTAGACAATTAGTTGAAGATAGACAAGATACATTTTATGTAATGGATGTACCAGCATTAACAGATAGTATTGCAACTACTATTAATAATGTTACTAGTATAGATTCAAATTATACCGCAACATATTTCCCATGGGTAAGAATAATTGACCCAGCTAAAAATAAGCCAATATTTGTACCACCATCAGTATTGATTCCAGGAGCATTATCATTTAATGATGCAACATCAGCGCCATGGTATGCCCCAGCTGGTTTAAATAGGGGTGGATTAACATCAGCAATTAATACATATGAAAAATTAACTCAATCAGATAGAGATGATTTATATGAAGCTAGAATTAATCCTATAGCAAATTTCCCAAATCAAGGAATATGTATATGGGGACAAAAAACATTACAGTCTAGACCAAGTGCGTTAGATAGAGTTAATGTTAGAAGATTATTAATAACAGTTAAGAAATTTATTGCATCTGCAACCAAGTTTTTAGTATTTGAACAAAACACTGATGCAACTAGATTAAGATTCTTAAGTATTGTTAATCCTTATTTAGAAGGAGTAAGATCACAACAAGGTTTAAGTGCTTTTAGAGTTGTAATGGATGATACTAATAATACACCAGATCTAATAGATCAAAATATTTTATATGGACAAATATTTTTACAACCAACTAGAACCGCAGAATTTATTGTCTTAGACTTTAATATTCAGCCAACTGGTGCTTCTTTCCCTGAATAGAATTTAGGTTAGGTAATATTTATATAAAAAGAATATAGGAAATAGAAAATGGCATTAGAACAAAATTTACCAGGTATTAATCAAAATGATTTATTTTTGAATGCATTTGATTGGGAACCTAAATATACTAATCGATTTATTATGTATATTGCAGATATACCAACATACATAATAAAAGCAGCTGCAAGACCATCTTTAACTAATGGTGAGATTGTATTAGATCACATTAATGTTGATAGAAAAGTTAAAGGTAAAACAAGATGGAACGATGTTTCAATTACATTGTATGATCCAATTGTACCATCAGGAGCACAAGCAGTTATGGAATGGGTTAGATTACATCATGAATCATTAACTGGTAGAGATGGATATAGCACTCAATATAAGAAAGACATTACATTTCATTCATTATCACCAACGGGTGAAAAAATTGAAGAATGGTGTTTAAAAGGTGCATTTATTTTAGACTCTAATTTTGGTCAAATGGATTGGGGTACAGAAGAGTCAGTTCAAATTGAATTAACATTGAAATATGATTACGCTGTATTAGAATATTAAAAACTTTTATGAATTTAATGGGAGTTTCGGCTCCCATTTTTACGCTCTAAAAATATTTATTATAAAGAAGTCATTTTATTCATATTGTTACGATTTAAATTTAGGTAACATATGAATCCTGTATTTTTTATATTCTTGTTTTTATTTGGATACAATTCCTTTTGTCAAGATACTATATTTAGATATGAAGAAAAACCAATTACTGGTAATATTGTATATACTGACAAAAATACAATTTTATATCAAAAAGGAAATTATATTGAAGATATTCCTGTAAATTTTGTATATGGTTATAAAAGAGATGGTAAAATGTCTATTTTATATCAAGAAAAAAATGAACCTATTACCTTATTGCAAATGAATGACTATGTAATGGGTAAAGCATTAGGATTCAAAGAACATGTAGCAGGAGTACCTTTCACACTAGGATTTTTTAGTTCATTTTTTTATAGTTATTATAATACTAGAGGATTATCAAGAAATCCTAAATTTTCATCATTAGTTTTTACAGCTGTTCCCCCAATAATATTTACAATTACAAAACCTAAAACAAATAAAAATTGGTCTAGAGAAAAAAGAATAGGATATCAAACTGCTAGATCAGAACGAAATCAAGTATCTAGCTTTGGAGGTGCTGTATTAGGAACTATATTTATATATTCACTCTATTTTTCAAGTAACTAATATTTATAATAAAGTTTTAAAAAGGAAAGTTATGGCAAAACATACAGATCGTTATTCAAATGAAAATTTAATTAATTTAGCAACAGATAAGTACGAAAAAACAAAAAGAAGTACTTTACCTACTGAAATTATTGAATTAACATCACAAGGAAAAATTTACCCAAAATCATCTCCATTAAGCTCTGGAAAAGTTGAAATGCGATATATGACTGCATTTGATGAAGATATTTTAACTAATCAAACATATTTAAATGAAGCAATAGTTTTTGATAAATTATTAGAATCATTAATTGTTTCTGATGTTAATATAGATGAAATAGCAGATGCAGACAAAGATAAATTAATTATATATGCAAGAATAGTAAGTTATGGCAAAGATTATGATGTAGTAGTTATAAATCCAAATACAAAAAAAGAAATGAAAACTACAATTGATTTATCAAAAATTAAAAGTTTGCCTTTTGATTTAGAGTCTGACGACAATGGAGAATTTACATATCAAATTAATGATGATATTATAAAATATTCATATACAAAAGTAAATACAGAATCTGTTTCAAAGTTTTTATTAAGTGTTATACAACAAGTTAATGATTCTAGAGAAAAAGAAGATATAGAAAATTTTGTAAAATATCATTTTTTAGCCAAAGATTCCAAAAAGTTTCGAAACTATTATAATGAAACATCTCCTAAATTAGATTATAATTATGAATTCGAAGGTGAAGATGGAGGCACCTTCAAAGCAATGTTTCAAATTGGAGCAAACCTTTTTTGGTTTTAAACAAACAGATCGTGTAATACTTCACGGACAATTATTTGATTTATTATGGATAGGCGAAGGTAGATGGACATGGGCAGATCTATATTATATGCCAATATTTCTTCGAAGATTTTATATCAAAAAAATAAATAAACTCAATGAAGAGCGAAAAAAAGCCAATGAAAAGCAGTCTAAAAGAAAATCGCCTAAAGAAAAAATCGGAAAACCTCCAATGTAAATATTTATAATAAAAGATATTTGCATGAATCCACAACATCATATTTTATATTTAAAAACATTTCCTAATCAAGGTGAAGATGATACTCAAACTAGTGTTTCAGCTAACAATGATTATTTATCAAAACAACAAGATTTTGCAGATGCTGTAAAAAACAACACAAGTATTGTTGGAAGTTATAATAACGTAATATCAGAATTATCTGCTGTATTAAATTTCAATCAACAGATTGTATCTAAACGTATAGGTGTAGCCCAAAATTTTTCAAAAGCAATACAAAATGAAATACGACAATTAACATTTTTAGAACAACGAAATTTATCATTAAATAGAACATTAGGAGTATCATCAGATGAAGCAGCTGGATTTGGACAATCATTAGATGATATTGCTAAGAATTTAAAAATTGGTGGAGGACAAACACGTACATATCTTCAACAAATATCAAAAATTGCTCCATTACAATCTAAAAATATTTTAGCAAATCAACAACTATCTGAAGAACTATTTGCTGTGCAACGTTCTTTAGTTGATCAATTAGGTATTGCTCCTGAAACTGCAAATGCCATTCAATTGTATGGTGCTTCACTTGAAGGTAGCACTAAAGAAAACGTTGAACGTATGTTTAATGTTGCTAGTGCATTAGAAGAACAAACAGGATTAGCTGGCGCTGCAAAAGCTATTTTTGAAGACATTGGTAATCTAGGAGCTGATATTCAAATGCAATTTAGTCGTGTTCCAGGTTCATTGGAAAAAGCTGTTTTGCAAGCAAGAGCATTAGGTACTGATTTCAATACTATAGCAAAATCAGGAACTCAACTATTAGATATAGAATCTTCAATAAATAAAGAATTAGAATTTCAATTGTTATCTGGTAATCGTTTAGTAGATGCACAAGGAAATAGTTTAACTGCTGCATTGCGAGAAGCAACTATTAGAGGAGACGCAGCAGCTGCAACCGAAGCAATGCAAAAAATTATCGAGCAAGAAGGAGAAACAATAAAAACTAATTTATTTGCAAGACAAGAATTAGCAAGTTTATTAGGAGTGTCGGAAGACAAATTATTAAAAATGGTTCAACAACAAGAATTGTTAGGCGATATAGGAGGTATGGCTGAAAATATTTTTACTGCTGATGCTACTCTTACTGGACCACAAAAATCCCTTACAGAATCTGCAGCTGCAGCAGATACTAGATCTACAGAAGAATTAAGAGGAGAACAGACTCAAGCTCAATTAACTGAACAAATTGCAATACTTGGTGATCAACAAGATAGAGTTAGCAAAACTACTGAGTTATTAACAGTAACAATGAAAGACTCTATAGATGCATATATTTTATCAGCTGATGAACTTGTAAAAGGAGGAGATAAGTTATTTTTACTAGCTGACAAATTAACAACACTTCAACAACCATTAAATGAACTAGCAAAAGTTATACCAGGAGGTAAAATTGCAACAGCATTTGTTGAGAAATTTCAACAGCTTACCGGGATTTCAGAATTAAATCAAATAAATGCAACAATTGAAGGTAATGGTACTATATCAGTTGGATCTGCAACAATAAATGTAGCTTCTAGCGCAGGAAGTATGAAAGATGGTGTTATTTCACCAGATGGTAGTATAATAACAACCGATCCTGCAGATTTTTTAATTGCAACAAAAGACCCAAGTGGATTAGCTTCATCTATACAAAGCGCTAGTCCAGTTGTAGCATCAACACCAGGCCCATCAGCACAAGAAATAGCAAGTGCAGTTGCAGATGCAATAGCAGGTATACAAATTGTAACAAGAATAGATGATATAAATGAAGCACAATCAAGAAATAATTATAATATAAACGCAATAACTTAAGGAATATATGTCATTAACAAATCCACATAATTTTCAATTAGGCAACAACAAATGGAGTAGATTTGATGGCCAACTAAAATATTCTGACTTCATTAGAAACGTTGTAAAACCATATTTAGATTCTGGAGCAAAAACTCCTCCATACTATCAAGGTAGTTATAGTATATTTAGCACAACACAACAAAACAAAGCAAATAATTATAATTTAAGAAATAGTCCAGACGGACTAGGCATATCATCTACAGCAAATGTAAATTTGGCATCGCCATTACCTAAACCAGGTCCAGCTGGAATAAAATTGTCCGAATTAAGTCCAGACGAATATAAAGAAGCAACTGTTAGGAAACCTGTAAATTTTGGACGATCAAATACAATTAGTTTAGTTGGAGCTTCTCGTTCACTAAAAATGGCACAATCATTATCAACCGACGTTATATCTCCAATTGATAGAATTATATCTAATCATACAAATCAAACAGATGATAATGCAAAAATATCAGCTATAGCATCAGCTGGATCAGGACTAATTGGAAACTTTGGTATGCCATTATTAGGATCTGCAGGAACTACTTATGCAGGAACAAAATTAGAACCATCATATGCAACAGTACCATTTACCAGTTTACAACGTGGTGGAGAAAATGAAAATATATTTCCATATCAAGATTTTAGATCATATAAATCTGAATTAAAAGGAGCATCTGCTGCAGATATTTTAGGTAAAAGAATTGATGGTACCGCAGCTGCAGCTAGAAAAAAATCTGGCAAAGCAAAAGCAGCCGCATATTTAGCCGCTTCAATATCTCCTGGAGGAGCTTATAAAGTATACAATAGAGAAACAATGTTTGGCGAAGGAGATGCTGGTAATTCATTTGCATTACGAAATGATTTTACATCAAAAACAGTTGCTTCAACTCAATGGGATACTAAAAATAATGAATGGAGAAAAACAAGAGAACCATTAGCTATAATTAATTCATTTCGTGGAGATCATGTAAATGTTATAGATTTCAAAAAATCTACATATGGAGATGCATATAGATGGATGGGAAAAAATTCAGCTGAACAAGATCCAACCATAAAGAAAATTGGTGAAATAATGGGATCAGTAATTAATAGTCCTGGTATAACTCAAGATTATATTAAATTCTTTTTTACAGGTCCAAACATGAAATTTGGAGATACTGATACTATTGACGATATTATTACGTTTAGAGCAGTTATAACTAATTTATTTGATTCATATAGTCCTGGATTTAATCCTGTACAAATGATAGGTCGAGCTGATCCAAATTTTCATTATACTCAATTTAGTAGAGATATGAATCTTGATTTTGATATACATGCACACGATCGAGATGAATTAAAACCAATTTGGCGTAAATTAAACGCATTAGCTGGATATACTGCTCCAGAATATGACAGAGATACAATAGCATTAATTGCTCCATATATGAGAGTCACAATTGGCGATATTCTAGTACAACAACCAATCTTAATTAATAATTTAACTTTTACATTAGCAGATTCTGACACAACTTGGGATATTAATCTTGAAGAAGATAAAACAAGAATGCAAGTTTCAAATAAAATTTCAGTATCAATAGGATTTACAGTTATTACCGATTATCTACCAGAAAAAGGAGGAAGATTCTATACATTAGCTAACAAAGAAAATGCGTTAGAAAGTTCAAGAGTACATAAACCAGGAGAAACCAATTGGTTAAGTGATTTTGATGTTAATATTGCAAAAAAAGTAGCAGCTCGAGAAACAGATGAATCATTAACAGGTCAAGCAAGACAACAAGCAATTGGAGCAGCTGCTGGAGAAATATTAAATATAGATCCAATAGCAGGTAGATTATTAACAAATGCAGGAGTATAAATGAGTAGATATACAACAACAAAACAAATAAAAGATTCAAATGGTAAAAGAAAAGCATCTACAACAATTTTACCAGTTATGCCAAACAGTGAAGAAGATATATTTCTACAAATTACTTCTGCAGAACGATTAGATTTGTTAGCATATAAATTTTATGGCGATGCATCTAAATGGTGGATCATAGCAACTGCTAATGGATTAGGAAAAGGAACATTATTTGTTCCTGAAAATACTACAATTCGTATACCAGTAGATAGAAGTATACAAGAAAATGTAGAAAAAGTAAATAATAATAGATAGTTATGGCTGGAGATATTTTTTATACAGAAGTTGATCCTTTTTTAAAAGAGGAATTGAATGCACGTGGATTATCTGGATTTTCTAGATCTAAAAAAGATTTAGATTTCATGATTGGAAAAATTGCAAACGTTCAAATGATTTGTTATAAAGGCACAGATCGAAAAACAAAAATTGCTGATTCTGTGTTAGGAGGAAGAAATGTAATACAAGATGAATTTTTTCCATCTACGCCTAATGGATATTTAAATAATCAACGATCTCAAAAAATTATTAATGATATTGTTATAAATAACATAAAATTATCAACTGATGAACGTGTTATTAGTGAATTATCAGTAGAATCAATTGGAGAAACTGTAAAAAATACTGCAAAAAGAGTTCCTCCTTTTATTAAACAAGCAAATATTGCAATTGCAGATAATTCTAGAGGTTTATTAAATAAAGCAACCATACAACTTACAATTCCAAATCCAGAATTAGATTTAGATAGAATAGAGCGATATTGGTTTCGACCAGGAAGATATGCACAAGTAATACTTGAACATCCAGATTCTGCAGTTATAACAAATCAACGATTAGACACTGGAAGTTTGCCTCCGTCAGAAACAATATTAAAAAATTATCCAGATCTTGATTATGATAAGTTAAGAAAAATGAATCGTAAAGATTTTGAAGGAATTGTAACATCTTTTGATTTTTCATATCAACCTGATGGATCTATAGACGCAACTGTTTACTTAACAGGTACAAGTAATGTATATACAGATGTTAGTTTATATATTCCAACCCAAGCAGAAAAAACGGATGAAGAAAAATTAAATACTGAAAACATAGCATTTGGATATAGTTATAGAACAGCAACTGGTGAACAATCAGCAACTAAAGAAGAATTAAAATCATTAACACAAGATGATGTATCCAATGATTTTTATGATGTGTTAAGTAAAGATGTTGATGCAGCTATTAGTAATTCAGGTAATAAATCAGCCGGCTTATCATTTACTAACCTATCCCATTTGGATCAAATGATAATGTGGGGTGAAGATTTTTCAACCACAGAAAAACAAAAAGAAGATAAAACATCAAACTTTTTTAGATTTGTAACATTGGGATATTTAGTACAATTTTTAAATGATCAAATATTAACAAAACAAAAAGCTGTCCCAAATGCCTTTATATTATGTGACGACCTAACATGTTTTAGTAATTATTATGAAGATATTGTATCATCAGATCCATATAGCATATTTTTATATAGTAACACTTCAACAGCAAGATATCCAAAAAATAAAACAGAAATAGAAATAGTTGATAAAGAGAAAAAAACTACTTCAAAACAAATTGTTAATCCAATTGAGTTTTTTGAAAAGTCTTTTTCTGACGGAGAAACTGCATTTCCGAAACCATATCAAGAATTCAAAGATAATGTAGGTCGAGCATATCCTTCAAGAATATTTATATCGCTTGACACTATTAAATCTATATTATTAGAATTAGATAGTATAGATGTTGAAGGAGAGGAATCTGAAGCTACAGATATTA